CGATTCTGCATGCCGCGATGCATCTGAAATCCCGAGAGTTCCAAGTGCCCTAGCACGACCGCGGCCGAAGAGGTCGCAATGGCGCGCATCGAGTCGTCGCGATTGTTGCCGCATATCCACGGAAGCAGAAGGATACCGCATCCATCAACGTCCAACTCTGTGGGTTGTGTGTAGATGTGCAGACTGTCATCGTGACGATACAACTCCTCAACGGAATTGATTTCGGTGCTATCACGCAAAAAGCAATCGTGATTGCCGATGATTACATCTTCACGGATGCCTCGGTTCCGCAATGGAGCCCGATACTGATGTTCGATGAATCGAGCGGTGGCAAAGTTAATATACTTTCGTCGATCGCCATAGTCCCCACCATGCAGCACACGAGTAACGCTATGCGCATCGAGTGTCGGAAAGAACACCTGTTCATAAAACTTCTGCATCGTATTATACATTGCCGGTGTGTCCGACCGCACACCGAAATGTGAATCCGTGATAATTGCAATAGTACTCAAATGACCATCCTCATAATGTCTCGGCCTTTTTCTTCGCCAACTTTCGCCGGGCACGGGCCCGGTCGGTATAGTCGTCAAAGCGACGAATAAATTCCTGCACATTATCAAAGGACAGCATGCTGCTGTCGACGTGATACTCTCCGGTGGCTGATTGTGAGGTACGCGTATCCCCCGCGATGACCGCTTCCTCAATCATCTTGTATCGCAGATAGGTATGCCGACGTTCGCGTTGAATCCGTCGCACGAACGCATAGTAGATGACACTGGTGAAATAGCCAAACGGATTTCTCGATTTGCGCGGATTGAAATTGTGCATGTAGACGAGACAATTCTCAACCCCGTCCGACACCATGTCTTCACGGTAGGTATAGTTGGCGAAATTCGGCTTGAACGAGAGGTGTGTGCCGATTTTCAGAAAGCATTCACCAATATATTCAGGCACCCTCGGTGGGTCATCACCCCGTATCTTCGCATGATTACAACTGCGTCGATGTTGGATGAGTGCGATTAGAAATTTGCGATTATCGACGTAATGGGCCTCAGCCATAAACCTCCCTTGTTTGATGATTATTTGACATACGCAAGTATACCACATGTTGTGGTGTATGTCGACTCCATATTGTAGACTGCCGCGTGCTGTAGTGTGCGTAGAAACTTTATCTGTTCTATGCACGAAAATGTCCGACGCATTCTCCCACCGAATTGAGGGGGAAGGGGGGACTATAGGGGGGATGGGGGTCTGAAAGAATACTAGTACTAATTTAAGTTATAGATTTACGATCTAGATTCAATATACTGATTACCGTAGGCGGATTCCGCCGCATGCGGTGTGTTCAATAAAACCGCGTTATTCGATTGCGGGTGTCTGGCTTGCGTTCTAAGCGTGCCAAATATATTTCCGCACCCTCACTATAGTTTGCTATCTTCGGCATCGTTAGGCACGCTCTGAAGCGGTTTGGCGTCATGTGTGGATAACATCCGTAACCATGTTTCGACATCATACTCATGCAAGGTATAGGGAAATCGTTCTGCCGCGTAATATTGCACACGCTGTTCCGCATGTCGAAACACATGATTTACCGAGCTACCCACCCGCAAATCATCAACAAAATCCAACAGGGTTGCGTGTGTTTTACCACTCGACAGTCGTAATGTACGCCCTATGGACTGTAGGACACGTATCTTTGATTTCGCGGGGCTGGCGAAGATGAGCGTTGAGAGATTAGGAATATTTACACCCGTTGAAAACGTTCCGAAAGAGGCCACAATGATTTGATTATCGTTTTGTTCCACCCAGAGGCGAATCCGTTCGCGTTCAGCACTTACGACGCCGCCATGGACAAAATGTACATCACGTCCTACCACAAGATGTTGTATGCGCTCGAATAATGGAATTCCATGTTTTTCAACGAAATTAAAGAGGACTAACACGTTCCCTTTGGTCGCGACCGCCGTCTTGGCAATGATGTCTAAACGCTGCGGCGATGTCACCAAATATTCCACTTCATCGGGATATAAGGACTGCCGCATTTCCTTACACACGGACATGGGATATTTGATTACACACATCTTGACGCGCAGCGGCGCCAGTTGCTGTTGCTCGACTAGGGCGTGTGTCGTGGTGACACGTGTCACGTCACCAAAGAGCCCTTCAAGAATCAGTTGATGCGCATGTGTATCATCTAAGGTGCCGGTGAAACCAAATCGATACGGTGTCTTCAAACACTTGGCCATGAGTCCAACCAAGGAAGAGCTTTTTGCCAAATGCACTTCGTCCACCATCACACATGGATAATCGGCAAAGTATTCCGGCGGAAGTTGGTAGATAGATTGCCATGTACTAATGACAATCGGTGCGTGACGGGCTTTTGGCCGACCTGCTTGAATCGTCTGAATGCGATCTGGGTCGACACCATAGCTGACAAAGTCGGCGGTCAGTTGCGCCACCAACCCTGTGGTCGGCACAACAATCAATGTCGGCACGTCGAGTGCTTGTGTCAGTAAATGAATGATAAGAGACTTGCCGCTACCGGTGGGAGAGAGTACGATACCGCGATGCGTGTTCAACAATGTCCGCAATGCGGCTACCTGATAGGCTCTCGGCACGATTGGTAGCGGCTGCGCGTTCACCCAGGCATCCAGTGTGTTTGGATACAAGGGATCTGCTATCGGCACCTCATTGGTGACCTGATAGTCCTGCTGCGCGGCAAATGTCAGTAGACGAGACAAGAGACCGCGATAAAGCAGGTGACCGCGCAATTTGAACAAACGAATCTTACCCGACCAGTTTTTCTTGCGATACGCCGGCATGTATTGTGCGCCGGGAATGTCAAAGGTGAAGAATGCGCTCAGTTCCTGGGCCTCATGATCTTCACAATCGATACGCATCCATACATCATCTACCGGCACAATCGTCATGTACCAATATTTAGGGGAGTAATATTAATCGGTTTTGGTGAAATACCAACTCGGCTGTCTATCATCCTTTGTTAGTGAGTCCCACTTGCCATCGAGGGCGTGGCCAGTCTTGTCCGTACGCTGATAAAGCGCCTCGCTGCGGCGAATTCTGTTGGTTAGTTGTAATGTATACCCATGCTCCGCGACATATTCGTCAACCGCATTGATGACGCCCATGTTTTGCCCACGAGTTTCGTAATAATCGTGCCCCGATACGATGCCGCCTATACGAACCTTCTTAGACCATTCCCGAATGTCATCACAGACTGAAGTATATTTATGATCGGCGTCGATGAACACAAAGTCTAGTGATGCGTCGGCGACATCGCCGACGGCGTCCATGCTGGAGCGTCTGTCGATGGTTACGTTGAGGTGCTGTAGTCGGCGATAGGCGATTGCGTAACTTCTGTGCGTTCTGTTTCTGCGCCAGTCATCGACGGCTAAGAGTTTCAGCTTGGAATTCGTGCGACAGAGAATTTCACTGTAGCGGCCATGGCAGACGCCGATCTCCGCACCTGTCGTGAATCCCAGTATCGCAAAATGTTTGGCGAGTTCGATTCGATTATTCATTTACAAATCTACAATCCATTTTTGAAGCGCATGAAGTCTATTGCCGATTTTATTACAAAGTTGCGCGTATTGACCGACTTGATGACATCCTCCACGAATTTGAGAATCTCTTCTAGATAGGCTTTTCGTTTGAGTAAGTTTTGGATTGCCGCGTCGCCTTCGATATAGATATGCACATTTCCTGAAAGAATCTTCAGTGGCTGTGGCGGCCATTCAAGGGCTATGCGTTCTGCATCGTCCATCTTGCCTAGAAAATATTCCCACTTCTGGCGATACAGCACTTTGTAGTCGCTGTCGATTTTCTTGTAGCGCAGACGTTCGTATGAGTAGTAGCGCCACCATTTGGCATGTAGCAACGGCACATTTCGGGCGGATTCGTCAAGAGCCGCGAGGTCGAGTGCGGCGTCATTTTGCCATTCTGCGAGATATTGGTCGAGCGTCATAGTTCCATTATGATAGCACGGCCCGCAGACTATGTCAAGGTGACATCGAAAGAGGAACAGGAGAATGTGGCGGTGGTGGTCAGCGCGACCGAATCGCTTTCCGACGACGTAAAGTCGAGACTCGTGAGTTCGATGGGAAAGACTTCTTCAATGTCTATCTTCGCCACAATGCTGGCGGTATCAGGCGTCAGAATGGATATCGAGGCAGTCGTCTTTTCTAAATCGACGGGATTCGCATACGGGCTGACTCGGTCGCTCGACAATTGCTTGTCTCGGAATCGTGTGACCTCGTCGAAGTTGTGGGGAAACCCGTAGCCCTTCATCCAGTAGTAGAGGCTAAAATACGTCTTGAAACTCGCATCGACCAGATACGTCACACTGAACTGCCCGTAAGTCAAACGCTCACCGGGATGGTGGATAATCGAAAATGGATTGGTCTGCAATGCGACGCCGCCGGTGACGGTCGGCGATGTCACGCTCCGAACAAAGAACGTCAGATCCGGCAACCGTTCCAGAGAGAATCGATAGTGATTCCCATACAGCGTATTGGTCGCCTGGTGCGTTCGCGTTGGTTCGTAATCCTGCTCGGTTTCCATATGAGATATTTAGGTGCGCCTAAATATATGTAACCTTTCTTATAGGAGCGTGAAATGGCATCAAAGTTCAATAAGGGTGACGTGTCTGAGGGTATTCTTGCCGCGGCAATCACTGCCCGATTCGTGTCAAAAACCAAATCCATAACGCGCAACGATGTTGAGAGCATTATCAAGAAGCTGAAGCCCTACACGGCCGGCGCGAAAGGAACAACGTCCGCCACAGAATTCGCCTCAGCGAATCTCAAGAAGAGTGTGGTTGATACCGTTGTCTGCTTTGTCAATCTTGCTGAGGTCAACATGAAGGCATTTCTTGCTGCGGGAACATACAAAGATGCGGATGTGATCAAACTCGTCAATGCCTCGGTGGTGTATGCCAATGGGCCACATGTGTGCGCGTGGGCTAACATGATGTACGAAAATAACCAAAAGAACAAAATCGAAGTCAGGTCTGAAGGACTACTTGATCAGTCCGGCACAAAGGTGGATCTTCGTGTTGTGATCGACGGAAAGCGAACGGGTGTTGGCATCAGTCTTAAAGTCGGTGATGTGAAGCAATTTGGTCAAGTGGGTGGGGCGTCGGTGGAGACTATGGAAGAATTCTTCGGCTCCCTTGGCGTTAAGTTTGACGCAAGTTTTAAGACGAAATTTGACAAATTTGTATCAGAGAAGAAGCCCGTTGAGGCGTTGACACTCGCGTATACTGTAGCTCACACGCAACTGAACAAACTACAACCAAAGAGACTCAGAAGCAATCTGTCCGCATTTATGAAGTTTCATGCCACCCGAAATGAAGAGAATGTCATTCTCCTGCAATTGAATAAGGGGCAGGCAACCGTGTATATGTTTGAAGCCTTGGAAGAGAAGTTGGTAGGTGTGCCGATGCTTGTTGAATATAAAATGGCCACAACACAGGTTATTGCCGGCGCCAAACTCCCACAACTTCTCATCTACGGGGGTGATAAGATAGGACCCAAGAACTTGATATTACAACTGCGCGTTAAACTTGAGGGCAACCGAGTTAATAGCAAAGGAAAGACAGTTGGATTGACCGTACGCAATTATGTGGAGAAGGGCGCCCTAACCACAGAGTTAATTGCGGGTCACTAAATATCAACATGCCTCATAAACCTCTTCCCCACACCAAGCAGACGGCGACATCCGCCGACCTCGAATGGGGCACCGACTCGCTTTCGCGTATCTACAAAGCGGCGACGCCCGGGCAGGAAGACGCTGTCGGGGAAGCGTTTGGTGTCACGAAGTCGTTCCTCGCAGAGTTGGGCGATCGCCCCTATCCTTGGAGCATGAAAGTATACCGAGATCGTCGTTTCGGCGCCGATGCCTATCGGGCACAGTTCTCGATACCAGGAACCAAACTATTCTATTGGGCGACGATGTGGGCCACGAAAATGTCGGGGTCTATAGACCACGACGGGCTGCCGGATTTTCTTCCTTCGGAGCCAATAGAATATGAGTTTGGATTTAGTCGGGGCAACAACGATCGGCTCCCAGGCAACACTGATATTATCGGCAACACAGGCATTGAGATTCCTGTGTTTGCAACAGTGGTTGACATTTTCAAAGCGATGGTCAAACAGGCGAAGCCGCTTAAAGTTGTATATACCGCGAAAGGTGTGTCAAGACAACGCCTCTATTCGCGGCTCACAAGAATGGTGCAGCGTGTCATTCCGGGCTACAAAGGGTTTGAGGTGAAGTCAGGGTCGTATGAAGTCCGCAGCAACCGCTACGTCCCCGAGGAACACACTATGTCTATTCCATCGTTCAGAGAGTATCTCCAAGAGGCCGCAGCCGCGGTGAACGTTGATGGTAAGCCGGGGAGCGCGGTTGCGTTTGAGAGTTACATCTGTGATGCGTGGAATGCATTGCTCGATGATAAGACCGCACGAAAGTTTAGCAGGGGGATGGCCAGAGTACATCACACCTACGCACCCACCGCGTTTCTCATTGCCCGCACTCTTCAAAAGTCGATTAGAACGAATTCGCGCCTCGAAAAGGCAGCGCACGCTCCGAGGGTCTCTGCGAAATATGCAGAATATGGCGGAACGAATAAGACATCAAAGACCGATATCTACGCGGTTAGTGATCACACATACCGATTCTCATTAAAAGAACATGCCGGGAGTGCGTTGATGTCTGGTCTCAGGGGTGATACGATGGCCACGTTTCAGCTTGCAGTAGATCGCAGCAAGAAACTTCCCTCATCATCGGTAGGAAAACTCACCGATGCGCTTCAACGTTCTCTAGAGAATATTGAACGTCCAAAAGGTATTGAGAAGCACATCGACATGAAGCACATGACTACTAAGCCCGGTGTGAAACCTCCCGGCATTATGACGGCGGCAAAGGATGCCAATTATCGTCGTGGCTTGCCGCGTCCAATCAAAGCATTTCTGAAAAAAATACTACTACGCGATGAGGGAATTAAAGGTGAAATGAATGCGGCGATCACTGAGGCTTTTAATGCGGACCAAATCTTTCGTGAGGAATTTGTGTATGAGGCGGCCAGCGGCTACGGTAAGTTTGGTGGGGGGAAGGCCGTTCCTATCGCCAATCATTTTCTAAAATTCTCAAAGGCCACCGGCGCCGCGGCAGTTTCTAAGTTTGCCAGCGCCCGCGCTCCGGTAATCGGGTCACTTGCCGAGCAAGTCAGATTTCGACTTCGTTGGAAACATAGCGCAATTGCCCTTGCGGTAGATATCAGGGATTCACGCGAACACACCTATCAGGATCTACTTGCGGAGCATTGGGAAGCGGCCATGTTGAACGAGGGGATGTGGGATAGTATCAAAGATACCTGGCGAGACTTTACAGCATTCCTGCGTCGGTTTGTTTCCGCTGTGGTAGGCGCACTTCGCAAGGCGGCCGCAAAGGGATATCAAGCTGTCCTGAGATTTCTTGGGCTGGAACTAGAATATGTCGCGCTAGAACACGACGTTTTTGTTTAATAAAGGGTCCAGTATGTCCATTCCAACATTCAGAGAGTATCTCT